CGACCACCTACGCGGACGCGATCACGGCGACCGGAACGGGCACGGCCCAGGCGGGCTCGGCCAACGTCGGGGCCACCGCGGGCGTCGCCACCGGCACGGGTGCCGCCTACGACGCCACCGCCTCCACGGCCTCGTCCACCAGCGCCAACGCCGAGTGCGCGACCGGCACCGGCACGGCCTACAACGTCAGCGGCGTCTCGGGTTCGTTCGCGGCGGCCGGGACGGCCACCGGCACGGGCAGCGCCTACGGCATCACGGGCAAGGTCGCGTCCACGCTCCAGGCGGCCGGGGGCGACGGCGCGGCCCTGCCGCCGTCCGGGTCCGTCAAGCCATCCGCCGGGCTGGCCGCGGGCACCTGGGCCGTCATCGCACCGACCGCCTCGGTCGGCGGCACCGCGGGCACCGGCACCGGCACCGGCTCGGGCGGCGGCCCGGCACCGGACCTTGACGTCCATGCCGGTGCCGCCGCGGGCAGCGGGTCGGCCTACGCCCCGCTGTGGTCGTCCAGCTCCAACGTCCTCGCCTTTGCCGAGGCGGCGACCGGCCTGTTCCTCGCTCACAACGTCCGGCCCGGCAGCACCGGCGGCTACCCGCCGACCGGCACGGCGGCGCACCTCGGCCCGCAGGGCTCGGGGCGCCAACTCGCCGCCGACGCCGCCGCCGCCGCGCCCGTGCCGGCTGGCTCGGCGCGTCACCTGGTCCCGGTCGGGGCCGCCTCGCATCTCACCCCGGAGGACTAGCCCGTGCCCAACCTTGTGAGGATCGTCGTCGATGATGCGGCGTCCCTGTTGAATGCCGGGATGTATGACGCGGGTGCCGTCGTCCAGGTGCAGTCGTGCTCCTCAGAGGCGGGGACGTACGCCGACCTCACCACGGCGGCGCTCGTTTCGGGCACCACCGTCTACACCGTCTACGATGCCACCCCGGTCGGCGGCAGCTCGACGTGGTATCGCATCCGGTATGAGAACAGCGGCGGCACGGTCACCTCGGACTGGGGCACGCCCTTCCAGGTCAAGGAAGCCGAGACCACCACCTACGCGTCGCTGACCATGTTCCGGGCGTTCATCCGCAACCAGGGCACGATCCCCGACGACGATACCGACCTCGAGCTGCTCGCCCTCGAGGCGGCGGCGCAGGCGATCGACCGGGAGTGCGGCCGGGACTTCCGCCTGTCCTCGACGGTGAGCGAGATCCGCTGGTACACGGCGGGCCGGTCCACCTACGATCTCAGCCGCTACGCCGTGGACACCGACGACTTCTCGGACGTCACGGGACTGGCCGTCGCCTTCGACGCCAGCGGCAACGGGTCGTACACCACGGCCTGCACGACCTTCCGGCCGCGTCCGGCCAATGCGCTGCGACAGGGGCTCCCCTACCGCTCGCTCCTGTTCGACACCGGGACGGTCCCGCCGCTCAACGAGGACGGCATCCAGATCACCGCTCGGTGGGGCTGGGCGGCGGTCCCGGCCAACGTCGTGAACGCGAACCTGATCCAGGCGTCGCGCTTTCTCAAGCGCCGCGACTCGCCCTACGGCATCGCGGGCAGCCCCGAGATGGGCAACGAGATGCGGCTCCTGGCGCGGGTGGACCCCGACGTGGCGCTGATGCTCCGGGCCTACAAGATCGACTGGGGGTACGCGTAGGTGGGCGCCGTCGATCTCACCGCGACGATGGACGGCATCGGCGACCTCGTCGAGGCGGCGGCGCTCGTGCCCAACGTCTACCGCTGGCCCGCCGAGTCGGTCACGGTCCCGTGCGCCGTGGTGGGGTATCCCACGGCCATCGACCTCGACGCCACGTTCCAGCGCGGCACCGACCGGGTCGCGCTGCCGCTCTGGCTGGTCGTCGGCAGGACGACGACCAAGGATGCCCGCGATCCCCTGTCCGTCCTGCTCGGCGCGGCCCCGTCCGTCAAGGCGACGCTTGACGGGGCGCAGTCCTTCGGCGACCTCCGGGTGACGGATGCCGAGGTATCGGAGATCGTGATCGGCGGCGTGTCCTATCTCGGGCTGCGGTTCACGGTCGATGTCCTGACATGAAGAGGCGGTGAGTCGATGGCCCTCAAGCATGGCAAGAGCACGGCGGTCTACCTCGGTGCCGTGAACCTGTCCCCCTACCTCAACAGCGCCGATCTGTCGGCCGACGCGGACACCGCGGACACGACCACGTTCGCGGCAACGTGGCGCAGCTCGATCCTCGGCCCGGCCGGTGGGTCGGTGGACGTGGGCGGCTTCTACGATCCGGGCGAGACCAGCCTGCCCACGCTGTTTGGCACGCTGGTCCCCGGCGTGCTGACGTACTGCCCCGCCGGCGGGACGGCCATCGGCGACCGGGCGCGGCTCGTGTCGGCGATCGACGTGTCCTACGCCGAGTCGAGCGAGATCGGCGGGGCCGTGGCGATCAAGGCGTCCTTCCAGGCGGACGGCGTGGTCGCGTTCGGGGACGTCCTCCACCCGCTGGGCGAGGACACCAACACCACCACCGGCGCCGAGAAGGACGACTCGGCGGCCACCCAGACCGGCTGGACGGCACACCTCCACGTCACCGCCGTGGATGGTGGATCGTGGGTCATCAAGCTCCAGGATGCGGCGGTGACCAACACCTACTCCGACCTGTCGGGCGGGGCGTTCACCGCTGCGACCGGCGCGACCTCGCAGCGGCTCCAGAGCACGGCCACCACGACCGAGCTTCGGCGCTACGTCCGGTACGTCGCCACCCGCTCGGGTGGCAGCGTCGGGGACGGGATCACCTTCGTCCTGGCCTACTCACGCAGCCGATAGGAGATAGAGATGGCGTTCCGTCATGGCAAGAACGCGGCCTTCACCCTCAACACCAAGGATCTCTCGACGTTCCTGACGTCCATCGACCTGTCCTTCGACCTGGACGCCGCCGACACGACGACGTTCGGCGGGACGTGGCGCACGTCGCTGGCCGGCATCCCCGGCGGCACGATCGACCTGTCGGGCTACTACGACCCGACCGCCACGACGGGACCAGCCGCCGTCCTGTGGGCCGCGTTCACGGGTGCCACGCCGGTGACCGGCCTGCTCTACCCCGGCGGCAACACGTCGGGCCAGGCGCTCTGGACGATCACCTCCGGCTGCCTCGTCACCTCGTACAGCGAGTCGTCCGCGGTGGACGGCATCGTGACCTTCAAGGCCTCGATCGACGTGGTCGTCCTGCCCGTTCGCTCCGTCGTCTAGTCCCATGTCGGGGCGGGCGCTCAGACCGCCCGCCCCGGCGGCCCTCGTCTGAGGAGGAACCATGTCTCTCCCGATCGTCCCGCTCGACGTGGACACGATCACCATCGGCGGCACGTCAGTCCAGTACCGGAGCCTGTCCCGCGAGCAGGTGACGCGCCTGGCCTCGTTCGGCAGCGACACCGACGCGGCCGAGTCGTTCATGATCTCGTGCAGCACGGGCGTCACCATCGACGAGGCCGCCGAGTGGCGCAAGCAGGTGTCGGCGCCCACGGTCAACGAGCTGCTGACCGCCATCTCGATCATCTCCGGGCTGCGCTCGGCCAAGGGCTCCTCGGGAAACCGCTGACCCTCCAGCAGACGTTCGAGCGTGCGCTGATGGAGGGGGACATGGACGCCTTCGACTTCGTGCTGGCCGAGGCGCTGGGCCTCACCCTCGCCGACATCGGCCGGATGTCCAACCACGAATACCTGCGCTGGCGGGCGTTCTACAAGTACCGCGACGCCATGCGCGAGCTGAACGCCAAGCAGACGCGGCGGTAGGAGTCCCATGCCCGCTGATCGCTCCGTCGAAGTCAAGGTGGAGGGGCTGCGCGAGCTGGCCCGTGGCTTCAAGGAACTCGAGGACGACCTCCCGAAGGCGCTCAAGGGCGAGCTGCTGAAGGTCGCCGACGCGGCGGCGGGCATGGTGCAGCAGCGGATGCCGTTCGTGTCGGGCGACGCGGCGCGGAGCGTCAAGCCCCGGTCGTCCACGGCGGGCGCGTCCATTGCGGTCGGCGGCCGGGCCGCGCCGTACTACCCGTGGCTCGACTTCGGCGGCTCCACCGGCCGGGGGCACCGCCCTGGCGTGGGGGGGTCGGGCGCGATCAAGCGCGAGTGGCTGGGCGCGAACGTGATCAGCCCGGCCGGTCGCTACCTGTACCCCGCCATCGTCGAGCACCGCGAGGAGATCGAGGAGGCGGCGCTCGAGGCCGTTGAGCGGGCCTCCCGTAAGGCCGACTTCGAGGTGCGTGGCTGATGGCTCGCCAGATCGTCGTCCAGATCCTCGGCGACGCCACCAAGTTCAACAACTCCACCAAGCAGGCGACGACCGCGGCCAGCAAGTTCGGCAACGTCCTCAAGGGCATCGGCCAGGGCATCGGCATCTCGGCGTTCACCAGCATCCAGGGCGCCGCCTCGATGGCGGCCGGGGCCGTGGTGGACTTCGCCCGCGACAGCATCGACGCGGCGTCCAACCTGCGCGAGGCCCTGGCCCTCTCGGACCAGGTGTTCGAGTCGAGCGCCCAGACGGTCTCGGACTGGGGCGACACCGCGGCCGAGTCGATGGGTGCGAGCAAGTCCGCCGCCGTCGAGATGGCCGCGATCTTCGGAACCCAGTTCAAGGCCGCGGGCCTCGCGATCGACGAGGTGGCGGCCAAGTCGATCGAGCTGACAGAGCTGGCTGGCGACCTCGGCTCGGCGTTCAACACGTCCAGCGACGAAGCGGCCACCGCCCTGCGATCCGGGTTGCTGGGCGAGGCCGAGCCCCTGCGGCGCTTCGGCGTCAACCTGTCCGAGGCTCGGGTCAAGGCGTACCTGCTGGCGAAGGGC